CTCGTTTTTTCTTTTGTTCTTCTATAGGTATAATCCTTTATCCATACGTTTTGTTAAACCCGGATTTGATATCTTTCTTCCTGAAGCTGTAGTTAACCATCGAGATGCTTTAGCTGGGCCTACAGTTCTTACATAATCAAAAGCTTTGTCTAGTAGTTCTAGTTCTTTCTCTACAGGTTCATATGTTTTCTGATCTTCTGATAACTTATAGCCAAAAGGAACAGTAGAGGATGATCTATTTTTGTTTTCTATACCCAAGGAACCTTTGTTCCTCCATGGTACACTCTAGCATGGCCTTCATCTATAAGTTGTTGGCATATATCTACATCTTCTACAAAAGGTAAGCCTAATATCCTACCAAACTTGCCTTTTTCGTCTTTAAACGTCTTTATTATAAACTTTTTCGGAAGAAGTTCTTTAAGCCTAGCTTTAGCAGCCAATCCAAGAGCTTTTTCTTCCAAATTACGGGTTCTCGACTCGGGTGTATTGATTCCGAGTAATCGTACCCTTTCCTTTGATAATATGATTTTAAAACCAAGGTCAATATGTACATCTATTGTATCTCCATCAACTACTCTGTCTAAACTACATCTATATTCGTGCATTCACAATTCCCACATTGGTTTTCTTCTGTACATTCACAGTTTTCACAAGTGCAATCTGCACATTTCCATTCTTTTTTTTCTTCTTCACTCATATTATTGCCCCGTTAAAGGATTTGATAAAGCTCTTTGCAGCTTAACACCAAATCGTTCTTCTAAACTTTTCATTTCCTCTGTTAAGAAGTCTTGTCTTCTCTGTGCACCTTCTTCTAGTGCTGTACGTTTAGAGTCAAATCTATCAGAAGCATGTTGTACTAAACTATTAAGGTTATTTTGTGTATCAGTAATAACTACCTGCATACCCACTTTAACTTCTTCTATTTTGGAATACACATTTCTGTTTAACTCTCTGTTATCATCTACAATCACATCCATAGAGTCTTGTAAACCATACATATCAGCTTTTAGATCTGTTTTAATAGTTCTAACAGAATCTTGAGCAGATGTCAACAATTCTTTTAATGTTTTTAACTCTGTATCTACTCTTTTTTCTAAACTTGTTACTGTTTCGTTGATAATGCCTATCTCTCTGTTAAATCCACTAAGATCAGGCTCTACATATGCTGATATCTGTGCTTCCATAGCTTGCCAACGACCATATACTTCAAATCCTCCCCAGATTCCTCCACCTAGTGTACTCAAAGCTGTAAGAATGGCAATTAGTTTACCACCCTTAAATTTAACTCCTGCAAATTCTACTTCACTACTCATACTGTTGACTTATCATGTTTTCCATTTGTAAACTTGAGCTAACAGATATATAACTGCCTAAAGGATCTGGCAATACAGTGTTTTCATATATTTCTTTTGTTTCATACCAAGAAGGCTGTACTACTGGTATCTGATTGCTGTAAGTAGAGATGTCTGGACCTAATGCATTCACAAGAGCTAGTGTTGTCAGTTGAGATACAGGGTCATAACTACTAGCCATTGCTGTCATTATCCTTTTTGCCTTCTTCTGCTTCTGTACCTGCTCTTTAGTCGGTTTGTCCTCTGCAATCTCTTTCGGTTGCTCCTCAATTTTTTCTACCTTTTCTACTGCAACTTCTATTTCTTCTTTAGGCTCTTCTTTAACAGCTTCTTCTTTAGGTTCTTGTTTCTCTGCAACAACTTCTACTACTTCTACTTCTTTAGGTTGTTCTTCTACCACTTCTTGAGTCTGTTGTACTTCTATTTTAGGTTCTGGTTTTATCTCTACCTCTACAAACTCTTTAGTATCCGGCATTTTTATCTCTACAGCATCTACTTCCATGCCTACATTCTCTATTTCTGCTACGGCTATTGATACTTCTTGCATTACTTCATCAAAAGACATGTTACCTACATCCATATCTTGAAACATTGTATCCATACTGGACATAGTATCATGTGGCATATCTAATGGCATGTCATCTACTTCCATATCAGAAGAAAACTCTGCAGTTCCTAAGTCAATATGGACTACCATATCCATATCCTGCATCATACTGTCCATCTCTTGTTGCTGTTCCGGAGAAGAAGACTCATATGTGTCCATCATTTCTAATGTTAAGGACTCACTCATCTGCATAGGTTGTACTATCTCTACCCATGTCTCTACAGCAGTTGTTATTACGTTGTAGTTTACAGTGTAAGCTACGTTGTCAAAGAAATAGTTATTTTTACCACCTACTCTTATAAAAACCTTATCAAGATCTCCTGTAAAGTTTTGTACTCCTGTAAAAGTCTCTGGATTCCCTGTATTTTCAAGGTTTATCTGTCCAGACTCCCATTGTAATATGTTGTCGTTGTATCCTTTAGTCTCAAAGTACCCTGTGGTATTCCCTTGTGAGTGGTACATCTGAAGTTCCCACTCTAAAGCTCCTCCATCAGAGATATGAAAGTCACTTATGTCTACATACTGGTCAAACGTAGTTAGTGTACTGCTTGTTCCTTTACCACACTTGCCTGTGTTAAAATGTGCACTACAATCCGGCATACTAGCAGATCCAATCCCACCCCAATCGGAATCCATGTCCCCTTCGTATTTCTTAGCTACGACACCTGTGTTACTATCTAAAATATTACCTGTTGTTAAGTTCTCTATAATAGTAGTTGTTTTTGTTACAGTATCAATATGTCCTTCACCAAGATGCTCAGTTACTTTTTCTTCTACAGAGGTTTCCCCCGGTGTTAATAACTCAGCTTTACTAGAGAAGGAGTAAAAGAAGAAGGCCACCAAGGCCAATGCCAATGCCGGCAGCTTCCTCTTTGGTAATTTCCACATCTGTAACATTCTCTTTAACCCATTCATCATAATCTGGTCTCTTTTCAGGATTGTTTGCCCATGATTTTGCAGCATCTAATCCTATTTTTCCTTTGTATGGACAGGGGGTGCCTGCCATTTCCATTGCTTGAAATACTCTTGCGTCTTGACAGAGCATGGCTATTGCTCCTACTTTCATTCCCATTCTATACAGCCTAGAAGATAGTTTCATACGTTCACAATTCATATCTCTTATGGCTGTACCACCGGCTAGACCAAATATCTGTGTCTGTATTGCACCGGTAGCAGCAAAGCTGCAAACATCCTGATTGTTTATCATTACGGATGGGGCATTAGCAGTACTTGGAGTTCTGTCAACTGTAGTAGTGCCCGATACGGTGGATGATGTTGAAGTTACTGTATCGGCTGCAAATGCACTGATGGACAGCATCAGTATAGTACAGATTATGATACAGTGTATTAACTTCATTACTTATAGTTAGCTTTTCTTATTCCACCACCCATAGCATAGGTTTTCTTAATCTTGCCACCCATCATTTTTTTCTTAATCTTACCACCATATGCGTTTTTGTTGTTCATGGCCATTTCTATAGCTTTACCTCGTGTTTTTTCATAACCACTAAGTTTACCATCTTTATTTAAATCTGCTTTGGTTTCTTTGTTTACAGGCATCTACTAAATCTCTGCACAAGCATAGCAGTTAATCTCAAGGCCTACAGCTACTTCTTTAAATGTTGGTGTTTTCCACATGGTGTTACTCCTCATTAAATGTTACATTAGGCATAGCTTTCTTTGACGGCATGAGAACCACACCATGCAACAGCCTGCCTTCTATTTCTACTTTCTCTTGCTTTCCCAATCCAACTCTGTCTAATAGAGTCTGGGCAGCCTTCAATCTTAACTCTGCTCGTGGATGTTCTCCCACATCGTTCATTCCTTCAACTACTCTGTGTATTGCTGTTACAGAGTGTGCAGCCATTTCTGTTTTAGCTGCTTCTAGTATCTCATCGGATAGTGTTTTTAACACCATGCTTCTAGATGTTTTAGCATAACCGGCTTTATCTAAAGCTACGTTTATGTTTCCTCCAGATTCAAATAGAGAGCTAAGAAACGATTTCTGTTTGTCTGTTAGCTCTTTTTTCTTCTCTGCTAGTATACCGTTGTGTTGCATTAGTAGTTCCTGTGTATATCTACAGGCATAGGTTCTTCTGTATTCCTTTTATATCTATAAATTATCTGAGAGAATTTGAATAGAACTATGCCTATGTATACTATTATACACCGTGTGAGAGAACTGTCAAGCTTTTTCTAGTTTAATTTGTACACAACTTAAAAAAAATAATATTTATCTTGACAGATGTGCTATTTGGGTGTATAATAAAGATACATTGTTTGACAGAGGTTCTTATAGTAAGTGTATACCTAGGTACAGCAACGGGCCCCCAAGTGGTGTGTTTACGTACAGCAACCGTTCTGGTTTAATAGTCCAATTTTAGTAAAAATATGTTGCCATTGCATACGTATATATGTACTACCCCCCGTGGCACACGCATGCCCCCGTAAAATATATCTTTTTTAACAGTTTGGAAGACAATCGGTTCTACTGGATATGTTATATTTCGCACCACCACAAATAAACAGAGGTTAAACCAGTGTTTTACTATTGTATAAGCCAACGTACACACACGCATATAATAGGGTCTGACAAATTCTAGTTTAATAGTTTATAACTAGGTATGTACTGAGATGCTAGCCGTACAATACAACCGAGTACAACCCTAGTAAATACAAGGACTTATGAATTAAGTAACCCAGATACAAGGCAATAAAAAACCCCTGTAAAACATTAGTAATACAAGGGTTGATTAGGGGTTGTTTACTTAGGTTGTTTACTTGGTAACAGCAACGGGTACATTAATAGTTTTTATTAGATCAATATTCATTTTAAATATATCTATAAACTGCTCATAACCGTATGGCTTGTCCTCTTGTGGGTTGAGCATACCTTGATTAAGATCAGTATAAATAAGAGTCTTAGCCTTCTCCATCTCATCTATACCCTTTCTTTTCATGCCCAAGAACTGATACAAGTATTTACTAGTAGTTACAGAATAGTTATGAAACTTCTCATCTAGTAAAATGTTCTCCATATTCCACTTAGTAACAGCAATAATAGATGTATAAGATTGGAATATTGTTAGTCTATTAACTCTTATTATAAACTGGTTTGGAACTGGTCTTCCAGATCTATTGCTATGCATATTTTGTACTATCATATGATTATTCCTTTTATTATTGCTTTAAACTTTATAATTGTTTCATTCTGTCCAGTTCTTACTCCCAGATAATATATAGATTTATCCGAACCAGTAAAAGTTTGCATTATATCCTTTACAAGTAAGCCATTAGATTCTGCACTAACAACAGCACTATATAAATTATACATTGTTCTTTTTTGTAATGGATCTAAAGCTTTAAAAAAAAGCTCTTCTTTTGATGTGGTGGGTGTTGTTTTATTATCTTGTGTCATTTTTATGACCCTTTCAATTTATTAATTAAAGTTAGATCTAGTATAATAGTATTATGTACAGCATTGCAAGCATAAAAAAAACCCTGCATAAATAGGGGAGTATTTACACAAGGTTTATTTTTATTAAGTAGTATGTTTATTTCATATATTAGTAGCCCTCCATTTCTTTATTTAGTTGTTAAAATATTTAATATTCTCAATTATTTATTTATGCCATTAAATACATGACTACAAAGACAATAATTATAATAATAATGACTTTATAAATGGCATTTATTAATTCTAACACTTCTAATACTTCCCTTCCATTTCACAATCTATAATCTGACTACCAAAATGACAGATAAAGACAAAGCCGACAGTATACAAGCCGATAAAAAACACTTGTTCTCTCACCGTTTCAGCCATAGTTAACAGCCCAAAAAATGATGCAATAGCCATTGTTAAACTAGCAATAAAAT